ACGTCTGTAGATGAATTCGTAATGCATGTTGAGCGAATGCTCACCTGTTTCTACCTGTTGAAAAACGCCCGATCCCTTACAGAAATGACTGCCATAGTGCATCAATATCTTTCCGGAATGATCCGCGGCTCCATGTTACTACACGCAACCGACGTCATCATGTCGTTGTTTGAGCCTGACAATTCGTCTTTGCAAGATATTCTTTCTGCATTTGACGATTGTGATGCTAGTACACATACCGAATTTGATTCTCATGCCGAAGAGTCAAGTTCACACACCCACTGGAAATCTCTCATGCGACTATTTTCTTTGGCCGAAACCAATTGGTCAGAGTTAGTCAAGTGTAAAGCATTTAGTGCTATTTCCGGGCTTCTTAGTACAGCCCTTGCAATGGGTCTGATTGGTAATCATAAAAGCCTTTCTTACTCTGCCCAAGGCCTTACGATCTTTTCCGTTCAAGCTGCAAAAGGTCACAAGACGGCCGTCGATCTGATTGACTCCGTTCTCACGACTGTTAAATTCTTTGTAGAAGGAGGTTATCGCTGTTTTATGGAGGGCTCAATTGCTCCTCTTTTCTTCGACGAGAAAGCTCCTGTGGAATATGAGAAGCAATTCTCGACCTTGTTGTCTAATTTTGATTTCGTTAAACTTTCCAAGTATGAACCATCTCCGTGGTCCAGCGAATCCGCTTTCCTTCTCGATTTGGAGGATTGCACAACTAAGACACAAGCATACCTGAAAGCTGCACCCAAAGTAGAAATGCAATTATTTTCGCGTAAACTACAGCAACTTTTGCACCTCAAGTGTCAATTTGATACTACGAAACAACCAGGAGGCCTCCGGGAGGCCCCCTTTTCCTTTCTTGTCCACGGAGTTTCTTCTATTGGAAAATCTACCATTGTGAATGCCCTTGTGGCGATTGCATTGCAGACTATTCATAGTGAGAAGGGCGAGACAGGTTATGAGGTGAACCCCGACGTTATTTGTACGCTGAATGAAC